TCTCTTCTGTTGCCGTTTGCATTCGCGACCTCCAGTGAGGAAATGCACGCACCGCTCCCTTCGGGAGCTAAGTACGACGTACCCGCTTATACCTAAACTACTGCCGGTTTGCGGCGAGGCGGCTTGATCTGCGGCAGAGGCGACTGCATAGGATCGAGAGGATTGGTCTGTGACCCCTTCGCGTCCTGCAGCATCTGGAGTGTCATCCCATAGAGCTGAGGGTTACTCCCCTTCATCTTGATGAGCTCGATGTTCTTAGTGATCTCATCCAGTTTCTCGAGATGTGTTGCAGCACGGCGGGCGAGATAGACGGGGTTGTATTGAGCTCCCTGCCCAACCGACTGGCTGAGTGGGGACTGCATTGACACCGGCACACCCTCATTCGGCATAGCCCCACCTTTCTCAGGATAGGCCGTAGCCCCGGCAGGCATACCGGGGGCTGCTTCCTCCCCATGATCAGGTTGCTGGTCACCACCCATCGTGGCTTCCCCAGACACCTGCTCGCCGAATGCCTTCATGGCATCACTGAGCTGTTGATTCTGCCCAGCGTCACCACCCCCTCCCTGCTGCGGAGGCGGAGTGCCAGCGGCCTGCATGAGCTTCTGAGCCTGGATCTGATAGCGCGTCTGAGAGAGGAGAGTCTCGCCCTGCAGGTCAGCCGAGGCCAGCATCTGCTTGCGCTGGTTCTCGAGCTGCTTCGACATCTCAGCAGTCTTGTGCTTCTCCTCTTGGACGATGTCGAGATCCATCTCATCGAGGAGAGTGGTATCCGAGATCTTCTGCGCCTGATTGACCTGGAAAACCAACTGGATACGCTGCAGGTCATCTGCCATCTTGAAGCGTTTGAAGTGCATCTTGGGACGGTTCCATCCCATGTAATCGGCGATGTGGCCGAGGATGAAATCGCGCACCATGACGAGGAGATTCGTTCGATAACCGAGGAACTGGTTCTCAAGCATGCGCATCGAGACGTTGGAGCCCGAGTACTGTAGGCCGCCGAACACGAACTCGATTGGGACATGCATGCCGGCGACGATTTGCTCCGACCAGGCGCGCATCTCCTGATGCAGCATGAGCGCCTTACCCTCACCACCGATAGTCTCCTGTCCCACCGGCAGGGGCATGATGGGGACGTAGTTTGGATCGACGCGCTGCTTTGCGAGCTCCTGCTCGATTCTCTTGCGCCACGTGCCTAGGTCCGTCGTCGAGTATGGACTCGCATCGGAACCGCCGGCCTGCGGGAAGAGAATACGGAGCGGAACGATGTGCTGCTGAGCAATCGCCTCCTGCCCCTTGCGCAAGATCTGGAGATAGAAAGTATCCTTGAGGACGGGCAGGATGAGCGGCATCCCCCAGCCCATGTCTTTCTGGGCGATCGTCGACCGCTTCAGGATGAAGCAGTTGTCTGACGTCACGCGGAGGCTCTTGTTCGTCCTCAGCGACTCGATGAAGACATCGGGGATGGATTCGATGACGTGCCGCTTCCCCATTATGATGTCGTTGCGGGTCGACATCGGGACGTCAAAGAAGTAGGCCGTCTCGCCGGTGATGTCATTGTGTTCGGCCGTCACATATTCTGGGTTCCAGCGAATGACGCGGATGTCCCGGAAACTCTTGATGTTGACGTCACGAACTTTCGCTTCAATGATCATCTGACAGTTGGGGCAGGCCAGGAAGTACTTCAAGTTGCGGAACTTATACTCAGTCCGCTTGTCCTTCGCCTTCCACTCACCCTTGCAGTTCGGGCAGCAGAGGTACTTCTCGAATGGGTAGTAGAGTGAGATGAAGGCGATGCCGTAGCAGAAGTAGTCGAGACCGGCCTCGATCTCGACGGTCCGCAACTTCAGCTGGTTCTTCCCAATCTCATCCCAATGGTCCCTAAGCTCCGAATCCTCTTCGTCGAAGATGATGTCGGTGATCGGGTACTCCGCCATCTTGTAGGTGACGGCATTGATGAGCGGGTTGGTGAGAAAGTAGTATCGGCACCACCGAAACATCTGCTTGATGCTGGTGGGCAGATAGGTGTGGCCGATGTCGAAGAATGGAGACGGATAGCGGAGGGCACCAGCACCGCCCTCTTGCTTTCCGTGAAATGAATCGAAGCGTGCGATGCCACCTGCGAGACCGAGGTCGCTCATTTACATCGCCTGGGCTTGGCCGACGACTGCGTCGGGCGTGGTGTTGAGCCCACCGGGGGCTGTGTTCCGTGCACCACCATCGTCGGGACGCATGGGGGCGGTCGGGTAGCGACGCAAGCCACGACGAGCTGCCGCGAACGGAGTCGTGAGGAGGCGCTCGCCGGCGATACCGCCGAGGATGCCGGCCGCCATCAAGCCCAACGGCCCATGCATCATTCCTGGCCTGATGGTGGGGTTCGCAACCATCCGCCTGACGCCGTGCTGGATGAGCGCGCCACTGGCGGCGAGGCCGCCGAGGGTATTGCCCGCTAGACCAGTCACCCGCTCGAGTCGGGATTTGCCGTGGCCTGACGGATCTTCCTTGGCCAAGACGGTGGGTGCCATCAGACCAGTACCGACAATCGCCATCGACTTGCCACCGACAGGCAGGTACTTGGTCAAGCCGCCGAGGCTGGTGGCGTGCTCCATGGCCCTGCCGAATCGACTCATCCCAGGGATGATCTTGCGACCTTCCCCCAGCCACTTCTGCGGCAACTCCTTGGTCCCATTCCACCCAGCAGACATCATGTGCCCGAGCTCGGTGCGAATGCCGGAGATCTTCTCGAGCTCGTCAGCAAAGGCTGCCCTCGTGATGGCGCTGATCATGAAGCCTCCAACCAACCACGCAGGCTCTCGAGCTGCTCCTTGAGCTGCCGCTCTTGGTGCTGCATGTAGTCGACGGCGACGATGAGCCGGGCCGACTCGATGTCTTCCGCTACATCGCGCAGCGAGGAACTCAGCTGCTCAGCCGGCATCTTGCTCAGCTCCTCGTAGCGCTTCTTGGTGGCCTGCGAGTCGTAGGCGAGGTTGTACTCGAGATTGGCACCCCGTGTCTTGTCTTTCATGTCGGGGTCAGGCTTGAGCGAGAAAGCTTTGTCCTGCTCGAACTTCTGCGTGCAGCTCGGGCAGTGCCCGTCGAATGGTGGGAGAGCCGATCCCGTCTGGTCGCAGTCTTTGCAGTGATACATCGGCTGTGAGACGTATTCCTGGCAGAAGTCAAGAGGAGGGGCGGCGTAGGTCACGCCTTCGTTGAGCAGAACGGCGGCGCAGTAACGCTTCACCTCGTCGGAATACGTCTCTTGGCGAATACCATTCGCGATGTCGATGCCGGCGTAGAGAGTCGCCAGGTCAGGCGGCTGCATCACGTTGAACTGAGGGATGATGCCGTTGAGCCCAGCGATGACCTTCTCGAAGACTTCCCATTGCTCCCAGAAAGCATCGATGACGTGGAGGTTCTGAGCCGCCATGATCTTCAGGCGATTGACCTCTGCCACCGACATTTTAAACTCTTGCTCGATAGACCGGAACAGGACGTCTCCATCCCACGGTAGCCAGTTGAGCTGAAATCGCTTGAGCAACACCATATCCAAGACAACTGGATGGGTGTGTGGATTCTCAAAAATATTGCCTGGATTGACAGGCCGAGGTTGAGCGAATGCACCTGAAGTGTCGAGGGAAGCGCCTGTGGGAAGCGCAGGAGCCGCAACCTTGGCGCGACCCGGCTTCAAGCCCTCATAGAATGCGTCCTCCAGTCTCTTGCTCACGAGTCTCCTAGCGGCGAGTGAGGAGATGATACGCTGAAGGCGCTGCCAATGTACCAAGACCGAGCAGTTCGTGCTTGGCTGTACTGGACTCTGTCATTGGCTTTCCGCGGATCTTCTGGATGCTGGGGCGGGCCAAGATCCCAAGCCCACCGAGTTCGACGGCGTGCCCCAACGCACCGCTCGCCAACTTCGGGAACATCTTGGATATAGCTGCCCGCGTGACGTGATAGTCGTAGGGTGTGTTGGGATCTGTCGATGCATGTTTGACGAAGGCGCGGAAGGTCGCAAGGGTCATGGGCTACTCCGAGGCCGTACCGGCATGGGGATCCATCGCCAGGCGAGCCAATACCAGTTTCTGCGGCTTGGGGAGCGCCTCGAAGAAGGTCTTGGGCGACTTCTGGAACTCATCAGCAAACTTTGCACCGAAGGCCTGCACCACGAGTGGGCGTCCATTGCGAGCCAACGCCTTCAGCTCATCCTCGCCGATCCGCGTACCGAGGTGGTCGAAGGTCCAGGATGCGGAGGCCAGTTTCTCCCTTGAAGGGCCGAACGTCGTATACCACGGGTCGGTGAGCTTTGCGCCCCAATGGTAGTGGAGGTTGGTCATCTGGTCGAAGTCGCAGAGTGCCTCAGCGAAGGTATCTGGGTGGACGCTCGCTCTCTTCTCGATCAACATGTCAAGCGACGGGTGAAACTCCTCCGGCACCAGGTTCCGACGAACTCGAGCAAGATCATCGACATCGGCGGCATAGGTATCGGAACCGTAGCGCTCGACATCTTCCGAGACTGGCATCCCGAGTTGCGCCAGCTTCACCACTAACTTGGAGCAGTAGGCATGGCGGTCTCGTGGGTGAAACTGCTGCCAGTTCTCCGAGAAGTAGGTCGACGCCGTCTTGACTTGGTCGTAGGTGTCGACTGGGTAGTGCCCACGAAGAAGCGTCTCGCGGTTCTCTTCCGAGGCCATAGAGAACGCCTGGGCGGGATCCCAGCCCGAGATGTCCATGTGCGGCGCCTCGCGCCAACCCTTCTGATGGTGGCGAACCTCACCCGGGGCATCACCAAAAGCACCAGCCTCCTTGACGTAGTCGGGAGATCCAGCGTTGTCGTTCTTCTGGGTCTCCTTCTGGGAGAAGTGCGGGATCTGAATGAAGTTGGTGCCCTGCGGAGAATCGAGATTGACGCGGGACTTGAAGTCCTCGTCCTCCTCATCTTTGCCGAGCTCTGGATTCTCGTGATAGGCACCATCCCTAGCCTTGGGAGAGTCGAACTGCATCTTGAGGACCTTTGATCCTCGAGCATACGGAGTCTGACCTTTGCCCGACACACCGGAGGTCCCGCCCGACCTGGCAGCCTCTTTCAAGAGTGCCGGGACAGTAATTTCGAAGTGCTCACATGCATTGATTAGATTCACTGCCGCAGTCTTCACAGCCTCGGGCGGAAGCAAGTATCCCTGCTCGAGGAGGTAGACAACTGAGAGAGCGGTGTTTCCCCTATCGACCATGGCGAACTTCTTCATCTTGTTCCCTTGGTCGAAGAGAACGAGAGCGAAGGCATCGTCAGGCATATTGCTGTGTTCGTCGCCAGAGAGTCGGTGGGCCGTCTTGATCACCTCAGGAAGAACGGCCGTCGTCGGAAAGCGGGTACTCAGGATCTCTCCCCGAACGTCATCATACTGATCCACCACATAGCCAGCGATTCCGCGCATCTTGCACACCTCTCGAGGAGAGCCTGGGTCTCATCCTACGAGCAGAGCCGGTCTTCTGCCAAGCAAAACCTCTCGGTGCAAAACTGAGGAGATCACGGGATAAGGGTTGGTAGAGGAAGTTGTTTTCTTTAACCAAAAGAGGAGGACCACTGGATCATGCAGCCTTCTGAGGCGCCGAATTGCTGGGGCAAGCAGTTCGACGACGAAGACGACGAATGCAAGAACTGTCAGTACAATGTGTCTTGCAAGCCTGCGACCATCAACAATGCTGCGCGGAGGAACATCCCAGTTCCATCATCGTACCAACTCCCTGTTCTTCAGCAGCCGATGTCACCGCCCAGGTTCGGATCACCGCCCATCCCCCAACCGATGACGATGACACAACCAGCATTGCCTAACAGCTACTATCCGAGGGCGCCCTCCACCCCATCGATGCCTGTGGCTCATCCGGTCCAAGGACCTGTTGGATACCAGCCGCATGCACCGCCTGGATGGAATGTGCCGATTGCTTACCTCCCTCGGCCGAACCCGGCCAATCCGGCGTGGTGGCAATATCAGAACGAAACAACCGGATCTCGTCTCGGGAAGAACATCCTGCTCACGGCACTGCAGGCGATCTTCTCCGAGCTTCTTCGATTCTTCGCGAACTGGACTTGGCCCGCCACAATAGGTACATAGAGCAAGCTAATGGATATCGAGTTAGTCACATGCATGTTCGACGATTAGGTTGACTGCCAGTCAGGCTAAGAGCAAGCGCTAAGGAGATCAAGTGGCAAAACTCCTACTGCCGGTACGCACGCCTGAAAAGGCGTACGTGGACCGGATGCTGTGGCTCCCAAAGTTGGGGGTTCGCCAGCAAGCGATCACGAATGCGCTCGAGTTCTGGGACGTGCAAGACCGAGCCCCGACGTGCGTCCGGCTGTGGGAGGATTCTCCAAACCACATCGGCGTTCCGAGAGAGTTCTTGAAAGTCGGCGACTACCCGTCGTATCCATTCACGTTCGTCGACTCGGCACCGAGATCTTTTCCACGGAGTGGGATCACAACGGGCATCAGCCTGCGAAATGACAAGCAGCGAGAAGCCTATGCTGCAATGCAGGCAAACCCCAACGGCATTCTCAATCTCGGTTGTGGAAAGGGAAAAACGGTCCTGGCACTCAAGCGTCTGGCTGAGCTTGGGTGCCCAGGGCTGGTTGTTGTTCACAACACGTACTTGTTCGACCAATGGCAAAAACGAATTGAGGAACACCTCCAGCTGCCGGCCGGGGAGAAAATCGGGATCATACAGGGGCCCGAATTCGACTGGGAGCGTCCCATCGCGATTGCCATGATCCATACCCTGGCGCAGCGGGCAAAAGAGGGAAAACTTCCCACAGCCTTCGGGCGCCACTTCGGACTGGGTATCTATGACGAGGTCCACCACCTCGCCGCCCGACTCTTCTCGCAGACAGCCCACGTACTCTCTGGCCACCGTCTCGGACTCACAGCTACGCCGAGGAGGCTGGATGGTCTCGAGTACATTTATCTATTCCACCTCGGTCCCGTCTTCTACACAGACACCGAGCAAGACCTGATCCCACGTACGTATTTCCAGCTCACCCCCACAAAGCTCGACCTCTCGGACAAAAACGACGATGTGCGAGATAAGACAGGCGAGTTGAACATACCCAAGATGCGGAGCGCCATCGGCAATGACGCGGAGGCGAACCGCTTTCGATGGCAATGCATCATGGAAGCCGCGAACCAAGGGAGGAAGATCCTCGCACTCTCGCACTCTCGTGATCAGCTTTTAGCTCTTCACGAAATGACGCCTGGTTCGGCTCTGATCATCAATGACACTCCCCAGGAAGAGAGAGCCGCCCTGGTGAAGAAAAGCCAGGTGACCTACTCGATTGCGAAGTTGGGAGTCGAGGGACTGGACGATTCGATGCTCGACACTCTCTTCTTTCTCACGCCCTTCTCTTCCGAAGTCGACCTGGAGCAGGCATCGGGGCGTATCGGCTCTCGCGATCCCATGGCGAAGAAGGGGCATCCAGTGATGATCGTCTTCGACGACATCCACATTCCTCCCTTCCACCACATGTGCCGAGCACTGAAGAAGAAGCTCAATGAGTGGAGCTACCCCTTCTGGGTGCTGCCAGCTCCCGATCTCACGAGGTAGCCATGAACAAGATTGTTCAACTACAAACGCTCGCCAATGAGTGGTCCGTTTGCCAGAAGTGCGAATACTTATGCAAAGATAGGAAGCACGTTGTCTTCGGCTATGGCCAGTACGAGAAGGCGCCTCTCTACGACAAGAATACTGGGAAGCAGGTGGGGTTCGGTGGGCAGGTGGTGATCGTCGGAGAGGCACCCGGCGCAAATGAGGACGAGCAAGGGCTGCCCTTCGTTGGCAAGTCAGGTATGCTCCTCAACCGCTACCTCGCCTCAGTGAGTGTGCGCCCGGAAGTACAGGAGGCGCTCGAGGACATCAACAAAGCCCACAACCATGATCAAGAGATCGCCCTCGACTACAAACTCCGAGAGTTACTCTGCCAGGAGTTCTTCTTCACCAACGTGGTCGCCTGCCATCCGCCAGAGAATCGCGATCCAACAAACAAAGAGATAGCTGCCTGCAAGCCGCGGTTGATGGAGACGCTCTACATTATCGACCCTGTGATCATCATCGGGGTCGGTCGCATTGCCGTCGAGGCCTTGGTCAACAAGAAGATCTCCATCACGCAGGTCCGAGGCGAGATCTTCGACGTTCCTATGACGGGGCGTCTCGTGCGGCCGTTCATCTATCCCCTTATAGCTACGCTCCATCCGAGCTATCTCATGAGGAAGAACGACTTCAATCAACCCGGCGGCGAAGGAACGAGGACATTCAACGACTTCCTTCGCGCCGTGAAGATCGTCGACGAGTTCAATTTTCGCAACCACGGCATTCCCTACCCCAACAGACCACCGGAGGGACGCTGATGACTTTGCAAGACTTCGTCAAAGAGCAGGTTCGTCTGCTCAACAAATTCGAGCAGCATTGGGAGAAAAGAGCTCTGCGCAATCCCCAAATGTATCCATCGGAACTGGAGAGCAGCACTTGGGGCAAGCAATTTAACGAGTTCGTGGATAGATTCGAAAAGGAGAACGAGCGATGAGCAACATCAAAGAGTACACCCCGACCCAGGATGTCCAGGACGTCGCCGCCAAGTTCTCGCAGTTGGACGATCAGTTCAAGAATCAGTGGACCGAGCACTACGAGCGCAACCGCACCGAGCTCGACCAGCTCGAGCAACTCCGCGAGAGCCGCAACGTCACGCTGGATGAG